TATTGATGATGTAATGAGTACATTTGAAACTACATCAACTAGACTTAATAACCCAAATTCAGGTAATGAAATTATTGTTTATGTAATTAATCTATTAAAAGATCTACAAGTTGATGAAGATGATGATATCGTCGAAGATGATGAAGATGATGAATAAATCATTTTTTAACTAAACCAAATTTTAATATTAAAAATGAAAGAAGATGAAAAATTAGATAATTATGGCAGACTAAAAAAACATTTGTGAAAGAGAAGAGATAATATATTATCTGGTAAAGCTAATTGTATACCATTTGGACTACCTCGATTTGAAGAAGTAGTTCCTGGTATACAACAAGGTAAAATGACATTAGTTACAGCATCTACTAAAGTAGGTAAAACTAAGATTACAGATAATTTATATATGTATAATCCAATTAAATGAAAGTTAAATAACCCAGATAGTCCTATAACATTAAAAATAGTATATTTTACATTAGAGATGTCTGAACGTCAGAAAATGACACAAGCAGCTTGTAATAGATTATATACAACATCTAAAGGTAATATAAGAATTGATCCTATTAAATTACAATCTACACGTGACCCTATAAGTGAGGATATATTAAATGAAATAAATAATCAAGATGAATATTTTGAATTCTTTAATAAAACTGTAACATTTATAGACAATGTAAAACATGCTTATGGTATATTTCGTTATATGGACGATTATGCTAAAGCAAATGGTACTATTCATTACAAAACAGTTACTTTTAATGATAATAACACTGGTGAAGGTAAAGAACATAAAGTTTTTGATTATTATGAACCTGATAAACCAGATGAATACGTAATTATAATAGTTGATCATATATCTTTATTATATCCAAAAAAAGGTAATAGTTTACATCAAGAAATTTCAGATTTATCTTCTAAGTATTTCATACAACTTAGAAATAGATACAACCACAGTCCTGTTATTGTTCAACAGCAAAGTGCAGCTTCTGAATCTCTTGATAATATGAAAGCTAATAGGTTAAAACCTAGCCTTGTAGATATAGCAGATAACAAGTTAACTAGTAGAGATGTAGATTTAGCATTAGGATTATTTAGTCCTTATAGGCATGGTATTAAACAATACCCTGAAAAAGATGGTTATAATATAATTAAATTTAAGGATAACATAAGATTTCTTGAAATATTAGCTTCCAGAGATGGTGGTGGTAATACTGTATGTCCATTATATTTTGATGGTGCAGTGGATTTTTTCAAGGAATTATCAACAACCGACGATGATGTTGGAATGAGAAAAGCATATAATATGCTAAACAAAATTAGAGAATAATTAAAAATATGGAATTATGAATATTATTAAAAATAATTTCAAAAATAACAACAAGATTTTGATATGTTTACAAAAGAAATAATAGGTAAAGCATTTGATACGTCATCTATTGAAAATAATAGAACTACGGACAGTTTTTTTTCTAAAAATGATAATATACTCGAAAAAGGTAGTATAAGGCATACTATAACAGAAAATGACGAAGAAGATATTCCAGTTACTATAATAACAAGGGAATACAGTGCATTTGATGGTAGTTTAAACTATAAAGAACAAGTAACTGTTGCTTCAAGTGTTTTCAATGAAAGAAAAAAAATGATTGTTGGTGATATGAATATATTATCAAGAGTAAATTATTTAAAAAGACAAATTCGACATTATTCTGAAAAAGAAAGTTATGAAATATGTCAAGGAATGAAAGTTGAACTTGAAAAACTAGAAGAACTATTAAAATAAAAAAAAATGGCAAAAATAGATGTTGAATATCATAAACTATTACAAAAAATTAAAAATGAAAGATTTAAATATGAAGATCCTAATCGCAAAGGTGTATTTAGGTATCAGATACCAACTTACACGCTGGTACACAATTTTACAGATGGTTTTCCCGCAATGACTACTAAAAAACTATTTTGGAAAGGAATTGTTGGGGAATTATTATGGTTTTTACGTGGTGAATTATTGCCTAGTTAAGTAGGGATACTTAACCGTAATCTGTCTAAACAGGGAATCTCCTATTAATAGGACAATCCTGTACTAAATTTTATAATTTAAATCATTACAAAATTATAAATAAATGTGCAACGACTAGCTCATAAAAGAGCGTACACAATAAGCTTATGATTGTGGAAACGGCAGAAACCTAGAACAGGTTAAGATATAGTCTAATCTATACAGTAATGTATAGCAGTTTAATTAATTAAAAATAAAAAACATGACAACTTATAAAATAATAGTATTAACAATTGGAAGTATAGGAATTATAGCAATATCATTAATGTTTATACTTATGGGAGATTGTGCTATTAATGATGATGATGATGATGATTGTGATGATTGTTAATTAAACGTATAAACAAGTTGCGTTGTTTATAGAATATAAATGGATACTAATATTAAATATCTTGTAGATAATGGTATAAACATTTGGAATAAAGATGCTTATAATTATTTTAAATCACAATTAAGTGGTGAATGGTATGAGTTAAAAAATCTAACTTTAAAAGATTTTATTGAAGCTATAAAAAACAATGAAACTGGATATAATTTTGATAATTATGTGTTAGGTGATTTAGGTAGAGTATATGGTGCTCAATGGAGAGATTGGCAATGTAAAGATAATTTTGGAGTAACTTGGTTTAAAGATCAAATATCTAATCTTATAAAAGGATTAAAAGAAACACCTATGGGTACAAAACACATAGTTACTGCTTGGAATCCTGCAGAGTTAGATGATATGGCTTTACCTCCTTGTCATTGGAGTTTTGAAATATTAGTTGAGCCTTTATCTAAAACTGAAATATTAATGAAATTGTATGAAGGTGTATCCTTTAGCGATATGAATTTTCAAAATCCAAATCCTAATAAAAATGTACCTAGATATAAATTTACTTTAAAATGGCATCAACGTTCAGTGGACACATTTTTAGGTTTACCATTTAACATAGCTTCTTACGCCACTTTAGCACACATAATAGGTAAGATGACCAATATGGTTCCGAAAGCTATTATAGGTGATCTTAGCAATGTACATATCTATGAAAATCACTTGGATGCTGTTAAAGAACAGTTGTCTAGAGATCTTAATAAACATGGTAAATGTGAATTAAATATTAGTTCATTAGGATTAAATAATTTAGAGCATAATAAAATTAATACTTGTTTAGATAATTTAAATATTGATAATTTTCAATTAGATAATTATAAATCTTATCCAGCAATTAAAGCAAAAATGTTAGCTTATGATAATTAAAAAAGATAAAGAATTTAATGATTTTTCATGTCATTATTATATTATAAATAACAGTGGGTTATATAAATGTTCTTCTGCTTGTTGGTCAGATATAAAAAATTATATTTATAAAGATTATATTTATATTGATCATAAAAGTATAATTAAAACTAAATATTTAAAAAGATTAGTTAATTTAATTAATAATATAACTGAATGTAAATTAGTAAATATTAATAATAAAAATTTAATTAAATATAAGATATTTAATCAGAATCTTTCTCAAAACTGTTGTTATAAAACAAATTTAGTTTTGTTAAATTTTATAAGAACATTGTGGCATAAACCTTCAGGTTTTAATAACAAGAAATTTTATAAATCTATAATGAAAAATTTAAAAAGACAAGAGAGTTTATATTTTTTAATGGAATGTTTGAAAAATAGTGTTATTAAATTAAATAATAGAAATTCTATGTACGGAGATCATTCTAATATTTATCCTAATATAATACCTAAACACAAAAATAAATTAATTAATAAAAAATGGTTATCATGTAAAAAATTTATGATTTCTAAATAATTAATACTACTAAATAAGTCAACAATGTCAACTTAATTTATTGAATAAAAACAATATGGCACATTTAGTATACATTGTAGGTGAATCAGGTACTGGTAAATCTACAAGTCTTAGGAAATTAAATCCTGACGAAACCGTAATCGTAAATACGGATCAAAAAGCACTACCTTTTAGAAAATACAAGCAAATATATAATGAAGAAAAAGGTAATTATATACAATCTAGTAATATAAAAGATGTAGTTGGAAAACTTTCAGAAGCTAATGCTAATGAAAATATCAAAACTGTTATAGTAGATACATGGTCACGTATTATGACTGATTCTGTAATGAGTAATGAATTTAACAATGCAAAAAACGGTATGCAAGCATGGGCTAACATGGCTAGAAATCAATATAAATTGATTAACTATGTTAACGATATTATGCGTAACGACATTATTGTTTATTTCTTTTGTCATCCAGAAAAAATATATGATGATATGGGTACTATGAATCAACGAATAGCAGTTCAAGGTAAACAATTAGCAAAATTAAGCCCTGAAAGTTTTAGTAGTATAGTGTTATATACAGAGGTAAAAAAAGAGCCGGGAAAACCAGCTAGATACCTTTTTAGAACACATAATGATTCTACAGATACTTGCAAAACACCAATGGATATGTTTGAAGAAGACTATATTGAAAATGATTTGGTGGAAGTAAATGATACAATTAGAGCATACTATGACTAATCATTAGTTTGTATATAAGTCAGCAATGTCAACTTTAAACTTATATATAAAAATAAATGATTGATTTAAACGAATTTTCGGAAACAAATAACGATGTGTTAATCTTTAACAACGGAGACGCAGGACGAGTAACAGACTTGTCTGTATCTGTTAAAAAGAAGACCGCAGAAGATAATCAAAATGCACCTGATTATAAAATACATTATACACAAGCAAATGGTGCTGATGTTAATGATGGTATTTATTACCCTCAAGATTCAGATGGCAACCCAGGCTTTGTCTTGAAAAGATTAGTTACAGTTTTACATGCAGTAAATCCTGAAAGTAAAGATGTAGCTTTACCAACTTTTCCAAGTTATACAGCAGCAGTAGATTTTCTAATGAAGAAAATTAATGAAGCTGGTAAACAAGGACATAAAGTAAATGTATTTGTTAATTATGGTGTAAAACAGTATCCGAAAAATTATTTAACTGTTAGAAAAATCAACTTTGTTGAATCATCTTCAAAAGATGAGTCACTAAGTAGATTAAAAGCAGTTAAAAGTACAGATGTAACCAAGGTTGGTTATAATGACATTATGTCAAGACCTGAACCAGATAATAATGAAGATGTATTTCAAAGCAAGGACAATTCTCCTGCTAATGATGAAGCAACTGATGATTTTTTCTAGAAGGTCAAAATTAAAGAGGGGGAAACCCCTCTTTTTTTATAATAAAACAAAATATGAATATAGATTTAAATAATCATGTTCCTAAACCTTTAATAAATAGTAAAGTATTAGATCAAGAATTGACTGATAGTCAAATATATTCATTTTATATGAATACATCTGATCTTAAACTAAACACGGCAATGAGTTCACCTCTTAGAGATGATCCAACACCTTCTTTTGGTTTCTTTTTGAATAAAAAAAGTAAAATCATTTATAATGATTTTGTAACTGGTGGTGGGGATTGCTATAAATTTGTAAAAGAACTTTTTGGTTATTCACAATGGTTTGACGTATATAGTCAAATTGCTGTTGATTTTAATTTAGATAGTAAATATATTTGTAGTAGAAATATTACAAGTGATAAAACTAAATCTAATATTAAATATGACAAAAATATTCAAATACAAAAAAAAGCTAAGTGTGACATTGGTGTTACTAAAAGGGAATGGCAGACACATGATTTAGAATATTGGAATTCTTTTAATATATCTAAACCTATGTTAATAAAATACAGAGTTTTTCCTTTAAGATATATATTCTTAAATAAAAGACCTATTGCAGCTGACAAACATGCATATGTATATATAGAAACAAAGGATAGAAAGATTACGCATAAAATTTATCAGCCATTTAGTAAATTTAAATGGATAACTGATAATGATAATTCAGTATGGCAAGGTTGGCAACAACTTCCAAACAGAGGTGATGTTTTAATTATAACAAAATCTTTAAAGGATGTTATGTCAATAAAAGCTACAACTGGATTTAATGCAATAGCTTTACAAAATGAAAAAGCTAATCCTAAAGATGTAGTAATAGAAGAATTAAAAGTTAGGTTTGATAGAGTTTTTATATTATTTGATAATGATTATGATAAATCAGAAAACTGGGGACAGATTAATGGGAAAGAAATATCCCGAGATTACATGATCAAGAATTTACTAATAGAAAAAGAATATAAATCTAAAGATTTCTCTGATTTAGTTGCAAACCATGGAAAGAATTTTGCAAAAGAATTATTAAATTCAAAAATAAACAAAAAAGATGAATAAAAAAAATATGAATGTAGCAGTATATGGAACTCTTAGAACTGGTTTTCACAACCACGGTGTTTTAGGTAATTCCAAACTAATTGGTTCTGGTTGGACCAAAGAAAAGTACGAACTTACAGCAAATGGTATTCCATTTGTAAACAAAGAAAAACCAACAAGTAACGTCAGAGTAGAAGTTTATTCTGTAACACCAGAACAAATACCTTCTGTTGATAGACTTGAAGGTTATAACCCAAATGACCATGATGGATCATGGTATAAAAGATCACCTATTGACATCACTTTGGATAATAATGAAAAAGTTAAAGCTTCTTTGTATTTCTGCAATAAAAGTGCTCAAACCTTAATTAAATCAGGTGATTATGCAGATTATAAAAGATAAAAAATTATATACAGCTTTAAGAAGAAGAAATTCAATTAAATTAATGTTACTTGATTTAATTAATGTTAGACCTACTAGTTATATTAATAAAAATTTTACTAATCTTCAGTGTTGTAGAAATAGAAATAGATCTATATACGATATATATAATATATTAAAAACTGAATATAAATCAATTACATGGAATAAATACTTAAAAATAGTTTTTAAAACAATAATTTTTGAAGATAAAACAAGATTATTTTACTGTCCTGATATTAAAGCTTTGGTTTTTACAATACCAAGATATGAAAAAGATAAAAAATATCCTTTTTTAATGAAATTAGATTATAAACCTTGGAATACTGAAAGTAGAATGAAAGAAAAAGGTTTTAAACATGAATTTGCAAATTTAGAAAATATTAACAAAGCTTATAAAAAATATATTAATGAAAAATAAAAAAAAATATACTAAATTTAGACCAGTAATATTTAGTAGGCATCCTTCTCATACAAATTTAAGAAGAAAAAATGCTAAAATTGAATTAGTTCCCTTTAAATCAGTAGTAAGATTAGGTTCTACTACTGATAAAGAAGACACTGTTACCAATGGTGGTAATAGAATAGAACTTAATACAATTGAAGCTGTTCGTAATAGTAGTAGTAAACTTCGTATGAAAAATTGTTTTCAAAACGCAGAACCAAGTGTTAAATCAGCAGACTGGTATAGATCTAGTAATGACAATAATATGTTTTTATTGCAAACAAAAGCTGAAATAATAAGAGTGCGTTTAGAAGATATGCCACTACCATTAGTTGCTAAATCATTATATGGTAGTAGAGGTCAAGGTAATACTTTACTTAACACAACAGAAGAAATTACAAGTTATCTAAGATCTGGTGTTGATTTAAGTAATCGTATTTTTGAACGTTATTATAACTATTCAAGAGAATACAGACTACATGTTGATGCTAATGGTTGTTTTTATACTTGTCGTAAAATGATGAAAAAAGATACTCCTAATGAAAACAAATGGTATAGAAACGATGATAATTGTGTGTGGATATTAGAAAATAATGAAGCATTTGATAAACCTACTAATTGGGATAATGTTGTTAATGAATCAGTAAAAGCTTTAAAAGCTGTTGGTCTTGATTTTGGTGCTATTGATCTTAGAATACAAAATTCTACAGATAGAGATGGTAATAAAAGACAAGAACCAGAATTTATTATAGTAGAGATAAATTCAGCACCAAGTTTTGGTGAAGTTACTGAACAAAAATATATAGAGCATATACCAGTAATGTTAAAAAATAAATATAATGAAAGTATTTAAAATTATAAAAGAAATTGGTGATAATTTAGAAAGTACATCTTTTTATGAAACTGGTATTTATTTAGTTACTTTAAGACCTAATTTTATAGAAAGATTATTTGGTTATAAACAAGAAGTTGTTAGAATAAAACCAACAACTAATATTTATAGTTTTGGTGAAGATAGAGTTTACTTAGAAGAAAATGGAAAAGAATTAAGTAATGATAATTATATAGTTAAAGCTATAGATAATTACAAAAGAAAATTTAATATTAAAAATAAATAAAGAAAAAACAATGTCAAAAAAGAAAACAGTAGTAGGAATTTTAGCTCATAATCATCTTGGTAAATATCAACCAGGATATGGTCAAAATGCAGCTTATATTCATTTTGCAAGAAGCTTTGATGCTGATGTAATAATGATAGATGCTCAAAATGAATCTATTATTCCAGTTGATCTTCTTATTTTACCAGGAGGTAGAGATGTAAATCCACTTAGATATGGTGAACGACCACATTATATGACTGATTCTCCAGATATGGAATATGAAGCATTTTATGATAAAAATTTAGGTGCTATAAATGGTTATATTGAACGTGCTGAAAAAGGATTAACTGCTATATATGGTATATGTGCAGGTTTTCAGAATTTAAATGTTCACTTTGGTGGTACAATAGTTCAACATGTTAATAATGATAGATCAACTACATTTAGAGGAGAACTTGTTGATGATTTAGAATCAGTAGTAGAAAATTTTCCAAAAGATTATATTGGCATAAAAAGTCCTTTTAATAAAAAAGAAAAATTGAGTTATACATATAATATACCTGGTTTATTTAAAACTAACTCAATTCATCATCAAGCAATTTTTAGTCATAATCTTTCTGATCATTTTTTACCATTAGCTTATGATTGTAAACATGGTAATATTGAATTTATGATTCATAAAGAATTACCTATAGCTGCTGAACAATCTCATCCGGAAGAAAGAGAAAATCCTTTTGTGGCAATTGGTATTATTAACACATTATTAAATAGAATACAAAAAAATGAAAAAAGAGAAAATTAAAATATTTACGTTATATGCGTATCTTACTGTACAGTATTTAGATTTTTTTAGTGATAAATATGACGTTGTAATAACTGAAGATCCTAATGAAGAAGATATAACCATTGCTTTATTTACAGGTGGTGAAGATGTTAATCCTGATTATTATGGTGAAAGTATTGGATCAAGTACTTTTATTAATATTAAAAGAGATACTTTAGAACAAGAAGCTTTTAATAGTTTATCACCACATATTTTAAAAGTTGGTATTTGTAGAGGATCTCAATTTTTAACTGTGATGAATAATGGTAGATTAATTCAACACGTTAGTGGTCACGGACAAAGTCATGATGTTATAGATAAAGAAGAAAATATTTTTGAAGTTACATCTACTCATCATCAAATGATGTATCCTTTTGATTTAGATAAATCTGAATATGAAATAATAGCAACTTCTAAAATTAATATTTCTGAAAAATATCTTGATGGTAATGATCAAGAAATTAATTTAAGTAAGGATTTTAAAGAATGCGAAATTGTTTATTATAATAAAACAAAAAGTCTTGCTATTCAAGGTCATCCTGAATTTAATTATGCTACTGATGAATTTAAAAAATATTGCTATAACCTAATCGACAAATTATTATAATATGAATTTAGAAAAAAAATATGAATACAAAAATTTAACAATTGGATCTGATCCTGAAATTTTTGTTAGAGATGTTAAAACTAAAAAATTAGCATCTATAATAGGTATCATCAATGCTACAAAAGAAGAACCTTTATCAATTGGTGAAGGTTGTTTTATTCAAGAAGATAATATACTCGCTGAGTTTAATATCCCAGCTTGTAAAACTAAAGAAGCGTTTGTTAGTGCAATGAATTATGCAAAATCGCATATTGAATTGATAATAGCACCTCGTGGTTTAGAGCTTCATTATGCAAGTAGTGAAAAAGTAAATAATGATATTTTAAAAGATAAAGCTGCTCATGTATTTGGATGTGCTTCATCATATAATTGTATTACTGAAAAACCTTCTAATATGGAAGATTTAGATACATCTAAATTAAAAATGAGATCTTCTGGTTTTCATATTCATTTTGGTTGGGAAAATCCAACTGAAGAACAGAGAGACAGACTTTGTATGATGTTTGAATTAGGAGTTTCATTACCTTTAATTTTAGAAGATAATGATTATTATAATAGAAGATCTTTATATGGTAAATTTGGAGATTCTAGAGATAAAGATTATGGTGTTGAATGCAGATCTTTAGGAGGTTATTTTTTAAAAGATGAAGAAAGTATCAGTAACATATGGGATAGATCTTTAATGGCTGTTAAAATGGCTGAAGAATGGGATATATCTAATGAAGATCTCAGAAAAGATATATTAAAATATTTAAATCCAGAAAAAGAAGAATTGGATTTAGATAAAATTAATATACTTGTTGAGAAATACGAAATAAAAAAATTAATTCAAAAATACAAAATAAAAGAATATGTTAATATTTAATATAGTACTTACATGTTTAATACTTCAAATGTTATTAAATATTTTTAGTATTAATAAACAAAAAGAAACACTTTCTTGTGGAATATTTGGATGGACAGGTTCTGAATCTTCATTATTTGACATAGATAAATTTAAAATATTAGGTATATTAAACCAATCTAGAGGTAAAGATTCATGTGGTGTATATATGAATGAAGAACTTTACAAGGGTGACAATATAGGAACTAATAACGAGGCTTTATTTACAGATATGATGATTCATCAGAAACTAAAAATTGAAAAAGAATCTAAAATTGTAATTGGTCATACTAGAAATTCATCAAGAGCTGGTATTAAAAGTGTAGATAATACACATCCTTTTATGTTTGAAATAGAAAATAATCATAATTTTATAGGTGCTCATAATGGTACTCTTGACAATCATGTTTTTCTTGCTGAAAAATATGATATTAAACTTACAGATAATAATGGAAGAGTTAAAGTAGATAGTGAAATATTATTAGAAATAATATCTAAAACTACTTCTGATAATCCTCATTATATTAAAGTTTTACAAGAATATAAAGGAGCAGCTGCTTTAGTTATGCATTCTACTAAAGATCCTGATATAATGTATGTTTATAGAGGTAGATCTAAAAAGTTTGATTATAGTACTTCTCAAATACAAGATGAAAGACCTTTACATTACTGGAATAATTCTAAATCAAGTATGTATTTTTCTTCAGATTATGAACCTCTTGAGCTTATTGCTAATAAAAAACACAATGAAAAAGATTCTAACATATTTACATTTAAATCAAACGTTTTATATACTATTAAAAAAGGTGTTATAATAAGTATGAATGAAATAGATAGATCTAAAAACAAAAAGTATATTAGTATGCATGAGTTTAAATCTCAATCTAGAAATAATAACAAAAAGAAAAACATTTTTGTTAGAAAAACTGATACTTATGTTAATAAGCAACCTAATAGATCTAAAAATATCATGTATAAATCAGAAAGCGAAAAGATGAGAGAAAATGTTATTTCTAACATGTCTAATGAAGAAGCTAATATATGTAAAAGTATTTTTTATGAAAAAGTTATTAGAAATGAAAAAAATGTTAAAAATAACAGAATTTATTTTGAAAATTTTAGATATAAACAAAATGGTAAATTTCCAGCTGACGGTGCTTATATTCACTCTGATAATAATGGTTTTGTTTTCTTAAGTAAAAGTATTACTGAAGCTAAAGAAAAACTTAAGAAATTATCAATAAAAGATAGTGAAACTAGTTCTTTAGTTACTATACATAATGCAGATTTAGATTTATTTTATATTGTTGATGGTATTTTACTTAATAAAGAACTTGATTATAAAATTATTACAGAAAGAGGTGTTGATAAATATACTGTTATTGATCTTTCACATATGAGTATGTATCCTATTACTAGTTATTATGAACCATCTTATTTGAAAAATAAAAAAGATACTCTTTTATACAAAGAACATAATCTTACTAAAAATCAAATTTTAAGAAATGGTAAGTATGTTAAATCTGAAAGTATTCAACCTATATCTTCTACTTACATTTATATAATAAAAGATGGTATAATAAGTAATTCTTTTTATAATCAAGTATGGAATAGTACCAAACAATATAAAGTTTTAAAAAATGGTAAAGTAAATGTTACAAACGCTTATAAACCTATATTACCAGTAGTAATTAAAAATCCTAATAGTGGTACTTTTGAAATTAATGTAAATTCTTTAATTAGTGAAAAAATAAAAGATGAAAATATTGATGATGAAGAAATTGAATTTTTAGAAAATGATAATAAAAAAGATAAATTAAAATATTCATTATCGGATTTTAAAGAAACTATAGAAAGTGCATTAGAGTTAGGTGTAGAAATATCTAATGATAATTATGATGATAATGAAGTTGCAATGACTTTATTTCATTTTTGTCAAAATTTAGAAGATATTTATAATCCTATGAAAAAATGGTTAGATAATTATTTAAGTTTGGATAATAATCTTGAAATTGATGAATATGATGAATATTATGATGATGAAGAAGTAATGTTTATAGAACAAAAACGATTTAATACTACTGGTAACTAATAAAAATAATAAAATGATAGTTAAAACCTATAATGGTAAAAATATCGATAAATTAAAATGTCGAAAAATTAAAAATGAATATTATGAAATAGGTAATATTGAAGTTAAAAATAGTGGAGGATGTTATAAAGTAAATAATAAGTATCACAGATTTAATAATGGTCTTATTGAATATGATCACGAAAATAAATCTTATGTATTAGTAAATAAACAACTTTTAACAAAAGGTATTATTAATATAAATGATGATGATACTTTTGAATTAGGTTTTTTTAGTCCAAATGTTACTGAAAATATAAAAGTTTCATTAGATAAATTTTCTTTTCAAACATGTATTAATAAAAATGTATTAAATAATAATTACTTAGAGCATTATAACACTGGTGTTTTTTACAAAAAAGATATGATGTCAAAATCATCTTTTAAAAAAATTGGAAAAGCACCTGTAGATAAAAATACTTTAAATTATGATAGTAGATTTGTTAGTAAAATGATTGAAAAATCATATTCTGATTATTATAAACCTTCCACTAAAAATAAAATGGTAGAAGAATTTGGATTATTATTAGAAAAAAATGGTATCACTTTTGGTCTTGAATTTGAAACATCTAGAGGTTATTTACCAGATAGATTATGTTATAAACATGGAATAATAGCATTGAGAGATGGTAGTATTTCAGGTTTAGAATATGTAACAGTACCTTTATCTGGTACAAAAGGTTTATACAATGTTATGGAAATTTGTAATCTGTTAAAAGAAAGAACACAATACGATTATAATTGTTCATTACACCTTCATTTAGGTGGTCTTAAAAGAACTCCTAATAATATTCTTGCTATTAATAATATATCAACTTTATTAGAACGTGATATTTATTCTTTACAACCTTTGTATAAAGAAATTTCTACAAATTATGATAAAAATAAAAATTATAGTGGTCCTATGAATACTACTTCATTAGAAATAATGATGGATTATAAAAATACTGATATTAAAAAACTTAAACAAATTGCTTTTGATAATTTATTTAGTGGTTTATCAGGAGGTTATACTTTTTCCGAATTTGGTGAAGATTTAGCCAATGTAAATAAACATCCTAAAGATCCTAATGGTACTTCTAAATGGAATATTAAAGCTAGGTATGTGTGGTTTAATATGATACCTATTATATTTACTAATATGAAAACTGTTGAATTTAGACAACATAACAATACTTTTGATTTTTTTAAAATATTTCATTTTATGTTAATGTCATCTGTAATTGTAGTTTCTGCTAATAAGTTAGAAAATAAATTTAATGACCCTAAATTTTTAAAATCCTTTAGCAAACTTAATAATAAATATAGTTCACTTTTAAAGCTTCTTAATAAAAAAGCTCCTGAATTTAGTAATTTACTTTGTGATAGTAATCAAAAATATTTTGATGAAAGAGTTGAAGTAATGAAAGAAATGAACAAAAAAGATCCCAAAGGTCTTAGTGAACATTCTTATTATAGTAGTTTTACAGATTCAGTAATTGAAAAATAATATTATAAATTTTCAAAAAACTTTTGGTGAATGGGTTAACGATGAAAGCTTTTTATATATGATTAAATCAGATTATTTTAAAGAGCTTATCATTTATTTAAACAAAAGTTATGAAAAAAAAACTATATTTCCTTTAAAAAGAAATATATTTAGAGCTTTTAGATATGTTCCTTATAATAAAGTAAAAGTGGTGATAATAGGAAATACTCCTAATCCTAATATTTCAGCAAATGGTTTTTCATTTGCTAATAGTGATGAAACTATTAGGATATCACCTTCTTTATTTAAAATAAGAGAACGGGTTGAGCAAACATATAATAGTTTAGATATTAATTTTGATGTTACTTTAAAACACTGGGCTTTACAAAATGTAATGCTTCTAAACACATCATTAACAATTCAAGCTGGAATTGTAAACTCACATCAAAAAATATGGGATAATTTTATTAAAGTTACTATTAATACTATTATAGATAATAATCCAGGTGTAATATTTTGTTTATGGGGAAAGGATGTTATGAAAACTTTTCACGAAGTTGTTCCAGAAAACAAATTAAAATTTTGCTATGCTTTAAAATGTATACATCCTGAACTTGCTGCAAAAAGAAATGAAGAATGGAATTGTAATCATTTTAAGCAAATTAATGAATTAATAAAAGAAAACAATGGAAAAGAATTTTGTATTAAATGGTAATAAATTAATAGCTGAGTTTTTATATAAAAATAGATATAAGAATAGTAAAGATATAGAAGATTGTTATGTAGAAGAACCTAATTCATCAATGATTACTTTTTATATTACAGATAGTAAATATCATAAATCTTGGGATTGGTTAATGCCTGTAGTTGAAAAAATAGAAAATCAATTTTGCAGTTCTAATATTCACTATTATAGTGCTGGTAAAATGAAACAACAATATATTGTTGAATTTTTAGGTTATAATATTGATTATGATAATTCTCAATGGGATAAATCTAAAATCAAAGCTGTTTATCAAGCAGTAATTGAATTTATAGAATGGTATAACAAAAATAAATAATTTATAAAATGGCAGGTGATATAAATAAAATAACAAGACTAGAAGTTATTGATAATAATGGAAGGTCTTATGTAAATATGAAAGTTAAAGATATTGAATTATCATTTCAAGATGATTCTAGAACTCTTAAAATTTTTCTAAACAAAAACGATAAAATTAAAAAATAGTATGATGTTATTTTGTGATGGCTCAGTGCCATCAAGCAAAAATGGACGCAGATGAACTGGTAAATATTTTATAGCTTCTAAAGCTACTAAAAAATGAAAAACAGACACTGCACAATGGTGGAAAGATAATAAAAACGCTTTTCACCAAATGATAAAAGGTAAAAAAAAACCTTACAAAATAGGAATACATTTTATAAGAGGTACTCATCATAAATATGATTGGGTAAATCCTATTCAAACAATTCAGGATGAGATGACTCATGCTGGATGAATAGATGATGACAACATTACAGAAATGGTTCCTTTTCCTTTTAAAATTAAAGGAAATTACACTGGGTATAATAAAGAAAAACCTGGTTTTTATTTAAAAGTATATTAAATGTTAAACAAAGATAAAGATTATCATTCATATAGTTCTATATTACGCTTTATACAAGAAGGTCCTTCTTCCCTTATTACTGAAAAAGAAAAAAAAACAAAAGGCTTGTCAAAAGGTAAAATGTTAGATGATTATGTTTATAATAATTTTGAAGAAATATATTATATAAGTGA